CGGACAAGGCCAACGTGTCTACCTTCTTCGACACTGTCACCACGCCGGACTCTCTGACCGCGAAGTCTACCGGCTGATGCGCGGCTCAAATTACATCAGGAGGATTGCAGTATGCAGCTGAATTTGAACATCTATAGAGGACGTGAGGTGGAAAAAGTCTACACCGCTGATGAATATGACATCATGTTCGGCACGGTGGAAGACTTGGTCAACCTCATCGACGTGGACAGTCTGACCGGTGGCAAGACGGACGCCGATTTCGTCGGTGCGGTTGCCGCACTGCTCAAGGGCGGCATCGGCTCCGTCCGGTCTCTGCTGAAGGAGATCTTCCCGAACGTGACCGATGAAGAGTTGAAGCGGGTGAGGATGAGGGATGTGGTGAATATCCTGGTCAACGTGCTCAAGTACGGGTTCATCAACATGAAGGGAGCCAGCAGCGCAAAAAACTGAGCGGGGGGGATGATACCCCCCTTTCTCTTTATGCGGTGCTGTTCGACATTACCGTGTCTCTATGCGAACGTTTCCCGGCCTACACACCCACGGCAATCAGGCGTTTGCCAGTGCGGGAGGTGTTCCTGCTGGTCAAACGGTTGAACGAACATGGAGCCCGGCAGGCGAAGAAAACGCAGAATACGAAGAAGGGCAGAGTGATCAGACGGCCAGCTGGTGACGATTGGTTTTAAGGTGGTGAAACTGTGGCCGAAGAATTTACTTCCAAATTTAGCGTAGATATTACTGACCTGAAGAAGGGGATGCAGCAGGCCAACCAGCTCATGAAGGTGGCCACGTCGGAATTTAAGGCGGCGACCGGCGGCATGGACCGGTGGGCGGAATCTGCTGAGGGCTTGAGCGCCAAGCTCAAGCAGTTGAATGCGACGGAAGACGCCCAAAAGGCGAAGCTGGCGCTGCTGACAGCGGAGTATGACAAAGTTGTTGCCGCTGAGGGGGAGAACTCCAAGGGCGCACAAGACCTGTACATCCGTATCAACAACCTGAAGGGTGAGATTGGGAAGACAGAAGCGCAGATGCGGCATTACTCCGCGCGCCTGGCCGAGGTACAGACTGCGGAAGCGGAAGCGGCGAAATCTGCCCAGAAAGAGGAGAACGCCCTGGAAAGCCTGCAAACTGTCATCGGCGGACAGGAGGCACAGCTGTCCAAGCTCAAGGCGCAGTATGCCCAGGTCGTCCTGGAGCAGGGAGAGACGTCCAAGGAAGCCCGGACGCTGGCAAAAGAGATCGCGTCCCTGTCTCGTGACTTAGCGGACAATCAGTCCAAGCTGAGCGACGCCGAGGGTGCGGCGGATAAGTTCGACCAGAGTCTGAACGATGTGGGCGACGCCGCCGAGGATGCGAGCGGCGGCTTTACCGTCATGAAGGGCGCACTTGCAGAGCTGGTGTCGAACGGGATCAAAGCTGCCGTGGACGCATTCAAGGACCTGGCAACAGCGTCCTCCGAGGCGAACGCCAACTTCCAGGCCCAGACCGGGGCAAGCGCAAAAGAGATGGAGAAGTTCTCTGACTCCATCGAGCGGGTCTACTCCCACAACTTCGGCGAGTCCATGCAGGACGTGGCCGAGGCGATGGCCCAAGTGAAGCAGCAGACCGGCGAGATCGACCCGTCAAAGCTGGAGAAGATGACAGAGAATGGTATTGCCTTGCGGGACACCTTCGGATTCGACCTGAACGAGTCTATGCGGGCAGTCAATATGCTCATGCAGCAGTTCGGCATCACGTCTGACCAGGCGTTTAACCTGGTGGTCAAAGGTGCCCAGAATGGCCTGGACAAGAACGGTGACCTACTGGATACCATCAACGAGTATTCTGTGCATTACAAACAGCAGGGCTATACCGCTGATGAGTTCTATAATTCCCTCATCAATGGCTCTGCGTCAGGCACTTTCTCCGTCGATAAATTGGGCGACGCCATGAAGGAATATGGCATCAGTACGAAGGATATGGCGAAAAGCACCGATGAGGGATTCCAACTGTTGGGGCTCAACGCCGACCAAATGCGAAAAGACTTTGCTGCTGGCGGTGACACTGCCCAGGATGCGACACAGAAAGTGCTGAAAGCACTATTCAGCATGGACGACCAGGTCAAGCAGAACCAGGCGGGGGTAGACTTATTTGGCACCATGTGGGAAGACTTGGGCGTTGACGGTGTCAAGGCACTCACGGATGTTTCTGGTGAAGCAGCAACGACCACGGACGCCATGAAACAGCTGAATGACGTGAAATACGCCGACGTTGGCAGCTCCATTTCCTCCATCGGCAGAGCGTTGCAGGCTGAATTCTTGCAACCGCTGGTCGATCAGGTTACACCTGCAATCGCGAATTTCGCGAAGGCGTTTGTGGAGAAAATCCCGGCGATCAAAGAAGCTATTTCTGAGGTGGCCGATAAGCTCCGAGCGTGGATCCCGTTGTTTGTTGGCATTGGTACAGCGATGGCGACATATTTTGCTGTCGGGAAAATCCAAGCTTTTATAGCAGCAATCAAAAGCGGCGAGATAGCGCTAAAACTGATGAAGGTGGCGCAGCTCGCCTTAAATGCGGTAATGAGTTTGAACCCTATCGGCTTGATTGTTGCGGCGATTGCTGGTTTGGTAGCCGCATTTGTGACTTTGTGGAACAAGTCCGAAGCGTTCCGCAACTTCTGGATAGGGTTGTGGGAGACGGTCAGCGGTGCTTTTTCTGCTGTGTGGAACGGCATTGTGAACTTCTTTACGGTTACCATTCCGGGCGCGTTCAATAGCGCAAGAGAGGCTGTGGGCGGCTTTGTTTCCGGTGTGATCGAGTGGTTCCAGCAACTCCCTGGGCGTATTGGTGAGTTTATTGGTAATGTGCTAACCGGTATCGGTGAGTGGGCGATCAATATGCGCGATAAGGCTGTGGAGACAGGTAAAAACTTCCTAGATGGCATTAGTACATTCTTTCAGAACCTGCCTGAAAATATTGGTTTTGCGCTAGGTTTTGCCATTGGTACGGTTGCCCGATGGGCGGTCGATATGTGGACCAAGGCGAAGGAAACCGGTAAAAACTTCATCACCAACGTTGTCAACTTCTTCAAACAGCTTCCAGGGAAAATTTATAATTTCTTAAAAAACGCCATTACCAATGTTGCCGCCTGGGCTGGCAACATGAAACAAAAGGCGAAGGAAACCGGTAAAAACTTCATCACCAACGTGGTCAACTTCTTCAAGCAGCTTCCCGGGAAAATTTATAATTTCTTGAAAAACGCCATTAGCAACGTGGCGAGTTGGGCGATCAACATGAAGAACAAGGCCGTGGAAGCTGGACGGAACTTTTTGAACAATGTTGTCAATGGTATTAAGTCGTTGCCCAGTAGGGTTATGGGCTTCCTAAAAAATATCATTTCCAACGTAAAAAGTTGGGCGTCGAATATGGGGAAGAAGGGCAAAGAGGGCGCGAAGAATATGTTTAACGCCGTGGTGAACGGCATCAAGAGCTTGCCCGGAAAACTTCTGTCTATCGGCAGCGACATTGTACACGGCTTGTGGAACGGTATCAAGGGGGCCGCTGGGTGGCTCAAGGATAAGATCATGGGGTTCGGCAACGGTATCATCAAAGGCTTCAAAAAAGCTTTTGGCATCAACTCTCCGTCCAAAGTCATGCGAGACCAGGTGGGCAAATGGCTGCCGCCGGGCATTGCCGAAGGCATTGAGAAGAACACCAAAGTAGCGCAGAAGGCCATGCGCAAACTCAGCAGTAGCCTGCTGGCGGAATCTGGCGGCATTGTGGTGGGAAGTCCCATCAGCGCCCATTCCGCTGGCGGCGGAACCCAGGCCACACGGGGTGGAGTTGTCCAAAACTTTTACCAGTATAACACCAGCCCGAAAGCGCTCTCCCGCCTGGAAATCTACCGTCAGACGAAAAATCAGCTGGCGTTTGCAAAGGGGGTCTGACCATGTACACGCTGAAAGTGGAGAACGAGCGGGGAGATCAGCTGGAACTGACTCACAGCAACGACTATACGGTCACCAATGTGGAGGGGCTGAATCCGCCCAAGGCGACCATCAACACGGCGGTCGTGGCGTCCTTTGACGGATCCCGCTTCAACAGCAGCCGGATGAGCGAGAGGAATCTTGTACTCACCATCGTCATCGAGAACGAGATCGAGCGGAACCGGATCAAGCTCTACCAGTATTTCAGACCGAAGAAGCCGTGCAAGCTGTATTACAAGACTGCATCCAGGGATGTCTCCATTGGAGGGTATGTCGAGACATTTGAGATCTCCCTGTTCGACAACCGGCAAACGGCACAAATCAGTGTCATCTGCCCTGACCCGTTCTTCCAGGCCCTGACGGAGCGGACGGTCGATTTCCGGAGTGTGACGCCTCTGTTTCACTTTCCGTTTGCGGCGCCAGATGCGGGCATCCCATTCGCCGAGCAGGAGACCAACGTCAGCAAGGTTATCATCAACGGCGGTGACGTGGAAAGCGGCGTACTGATCACTCTCCACGCCGCCGGTCCGGTGTCCAATCCGGTGCTGTACAACGTGGACACCAGAGAGTCGCTGGGGCTGACCCTGGCCATGCAGGACGGGGATACCGTCACCATCAACACCAACAAGGGGCAGAAATCCATTCTACTGAATCGGGGCGGCGTGACAACCAACATCATCAACCGACTGGTTCGAGGGTCTTCGTGGTTCCAGATTGCCAGCGGCGAAAACACATTCACTTACACGGTAGCGGATGACCTGACCACCAATTTGACTGTCACCTTCCGACATACCGACAAGTATGAGGGGGTGTAGCCGTGGATATTTACGTATTTGACACAGCCTTTGATATGGTGGGCATCGTAGATTCGTACACCTCACTTATCTGGACGACTCGATATTATGCGCCTGGCGATTTCGAGCTGTATCTGCCAGCCACTGACGCCATGATCACACTGCTGCGAGAGGACTATTACCTGTGCCGAGCGGATGATATTGACGGAGACACCTACAAAAATGTGATGGTAATCGAAACAGTCAACCCAAAGACGGACGTGGAAGATGGCAATTCCCTGACGGTCACGGGGCATTGCCTGAAATCCATCCTGTCCCGCCGTATCATCTGGAATCAAACCAGCATCAACGGCAAGCTGGAGCTGGGCATCCGCAAAATTCTGACAGAAAACGTCATTGCCCCGGCCGTGAGCGAACGGGCGATCAGCAATTTCACCCTTGGCGAGAGCAAAGGATTTACAGACCGAATTGAGATCCAGGCCACCGGGGACGAAATCGCCGCCTTCTTGCAAGAGGCCTGCACGCCATGCGGAATGGGCTGGGATGTGTGGGTTCGGGGGCACGCCTTCGTGTTTGAGCTATACAAAGGCACAGACCGCTCCTACGGCCAGACGACCAACCCCTATGTCGTGTTCAGCCCAGAATACGACAACCTCATCAGAAGCGACTATGCCTACTCAAAAGAGAAATACAAGAATACGGCGCTTGTTGCCGGGGAAGGGGAGGGCATCGACCGCCGCCGTGAGGTGGTCGGGGCTTATAGCGGACTACAGCGCTACGAGGTCTATGTGGACGCGCGGGACATCAGCAGCAACGAAGGCGAGATTGCCGATGAGCAATACAAAGCGATGTTATCCGAAAAGGGCGCAGAAAAGCTCTCCGAGCTGGGCGCAACGGAGCGCTTTGAAGGAGAAATTGAGGTCAGCTCCAACTATATCCTAGGCAAGGATTATTTCCTGGGAGATGTGGTAGCGGTCATCAACGAATACGGGATTGAAGCCAGCCCCAGGATTGTGGAGATCATCGACGCGGATGACGACACCGGCAGGAGCATCATCCCCACATTCAGCACATGGGAGGTATGATAGATGGCGCTTGAATATGGATTTTTTAACGCCGTAAAGCAGACAGATGGCACATATGACAGGGTATACAACGCGGAACAGATGTCCCGGTATTTCAATGGCCTGGTATCTCCCGGCGTCTACGAATCTGTCGGCGGCGGATTGCAGGTCAGAGCGGGGACCGGCATGACGGTGCAGGTGCAGACCGGCCGGGCAATCCTGGGCGACAACTGCCAGTGGTTGGACAATGACGCTGTCCTGGACATCGTCCTAAACGCTGCGCACGTGACCTTGAACCGGTATACGGCCATTGTCATGCGGCTGGATTGCACCAATCGGAATATCAGCATCGTGGCCGTGGACGGCGCAAACGCGACCGCCCCCACCAAACCGGCTATGACCCGGACCAGTGCGATCATGGAGTATTGCCTTGCGTATGTGTATGTAGGGAAGGGCGTCACGACCATCACCCAGAGTGCCATTACCGATACCAGACCGGACAATACCGTCTGCGGCTGGGTGACTGGCCTGGTGCAGCAGGTGGATACCAGCCAGCTCTTCCTCCAGTGGCAGACGGCCTATGCGGAGTTTTACGCCCAAATGCAGGCGTGGCAGACGCAGCAGGAAGCGGCATTTGATTCCTGGTTTTCCACCCTGACTGGACAACTGCAGGTGAATACCTACATCCAGGAGCACCGGAACACCGTCAGCGTTACCACTAGCACCACTCAGGTCAGTATTGGTATCAGCCAGTATGTGCCCACCACAGACATCCTGATTGCGAATCTGAACGGCATTGCACTGGTGGAGGGTACGGACTACTCCATCAGCGGGACGGGCACAGGGGCGAAAATGACGCTCACGAAAGCCATTGACGGGAATAACGTAATCGAGTTCCGAGTACTGAAATCTAAGATCGGACAGCAGACGGCTTAATTGGAGGTAGAACATGGCAGTTGAAATTACGAAAGGTGTAGTTAAAATTACGAAAGGTATCGACGTATCCGAGCATCAGGGCGTCATCGACTGGGCGAAGGTGGCTAAGGATGGCGTGCAGTTCGCCGTCCTCCGAGCCGGTTATGGCCGAGAGCTGAGTCAGAAGGACAAGCAGTTTGAGCGCAATTACGCCGGTGCGAAAGCTGCCGGTATCAAGGTGGGGGCGTACTGGTACAGCTACGCAAACAGCGTGGAGCGTGGCGAGCAGGAGGCAAGAACCTGTCTGAAAGTGCTGGAAGGCAAATGCTTCGAGCTCCCCATCTTCTTCGACCAAGAGTATGAAAAATCCATCCTGGCCTTGAGCAACAAGACACGGACGGACATCGTGTTAAAGTTTTTGGAGACGGTCAAAGGGGTTGGCCGCAAGGTCGGCCTGTACAGCTCCACCAACTTTATCACCACCAAACTCCAAGCAAATCGCCTGACCGCCTATCCGTTCTGGCTGGCTGAATACGGCTCCAAACTCCACTACACTGGCAAAGTCTGGGCGTGGCAGTACACCAGCAAAGGGCGGGTGAACGGCATCAAGGGCAACGTGGACTGCAATCACGGGTATTTTGCGCAGCCCCAGACTGGCAACACCGACCTGATCCGCAAGGGCGACAGGGGCGACGACGTCAAGCTGCTCCAGCATCGTCTGAACCTCCTGGGCTGGCAGCTCACAGAGGACAGCATCTGGGGTGTGCAGACGGACTCCGCAGTGAGGGGGTACCAGTACCGTTCTGGGCTGACTGTGGACGGTATCGTAGGCGCAAAAACCAAGGCGGCACTCATCCGTGACGCAATCCTGGCCAGAGCCGCCGAAATGGGTGCGTACATGGTCAAGCACAAGTGGCACTATAAGGACACAACATACAAAGCAAAGGACACCTGGGCGGCCACCAAGGCGTTGAGCAAGCCTGGCTCTAGCTGCTCTCACTTTGTGTCCTGGGTCTTGCAGGACGTAGGCTTGCTGACGGCAGGCAAACGCATCGGCCACGACAACGGCAAGGTCACTGGCGCCGGCAACCTGCTGGGCTGTCAGGTCATCCAGGCAGGGGGCAAGACCTGGGACAAGCTCCCCGATCTGCGGCCTGGTGACGTGTGCGTGTGGGATAGTAACCTGGCGATCTACGCAGGCGGCGGTAAGTGGTATGACGCCGGCGGGCCGTTCCAGGCCAATACCAAGGATGGGCGCTACACCGACATCGGCCCCATCGCGCCGTACTACGACCGGACAGAGCCGGTCTATTATCTGGTGCGGGCGAAGGTATAAATAGAACGAAACAAAGCGCCTGGGGCAATGCTCCAGGCGCTTTGTCTGACCCCAATTTTGACCCCAACTAGCTTAATAAGGCATGAGGACATAGCGTAAAATCAGTAGTAAAAGTTGCGGGAATAAGCAAAAATATCATAGAATTGATGATACTTGCGATATATAGTTATCAAATTTAGAATTCAAATCCCTCCTTCTCCGCCAAGAAAACGACTGAAATCTTCTGATTTTGGTCGTTTTTTCTTTGTCTTTAACGGGTTTTGACGCAAAAAGTTACGGCTTTTGAGAGTTGACCCCAACGCTGACCCCAATTAGCCGCTTTTCTGATTTTTGAGCTTGTCATAGAAGCCTTGCACCTTTGCGGCGCTGGCTTCCATCATCTTTTGGGAAGTATGGGCGTAAACATCCAAGGTGAAGGAGGCCGTCGCATGGCCTAGCATAGACTGGACGCTCTTAATATCAACTCCGTTCGCGATCGCCACAGTCGCCGCCGTGTGCCGCAGGTCATGTGGCCTGGCGTCTGGCCTGCCAATCGCCTGGGCAATGGCCTTGAAGCGCCTGTAGAAGGTGAAAGTTTTGTAGTGCTCACCGATTTCATTTGTGAACACCAGGTTCCATGGGTTGTCCCAAACGTCCCCGTGCTTGAGTTGGTTTTGCGCTTGCTTTGCCCACTCGAGTCGGAGATAGTCAAAGGCGATAGGGGGTGGGGCGACGACACGGATTTTACTGCTCTTCGTTGGCGCTATGTAATACGTGCCGCCTCGCTCTTTCTGCTTTTGCAGCTGCTGGCGGACGGTGATGAGTCCCCGCTCGAAGTCTACGTCGTCCCAGGCCAGCCCCATGCACTCCCCCTCACGCAACCCAGCCAGCAGGCAGAGCGCATAGGCGTTGCCCATCGGCGACCCAGAGCAGGCGCGGAGAAACAGCGGGATGTCAGCTTCGGTCAGCGGCTTGATCTCTTTTCGCTCGACCTTAGGCAGCTCCGCATTGTCGCAGGGGTTGATTTGGATATAGCCTTGTTTTCGAGCCACGGCGAACGCCTTGTGCAGGACAGCTCCAACATTCTTGATCGTCTTGGGGCTTGACCCATTCTGGAGCATATCGTTGTACAGCCTTTGTATCTGCGTCCCCCGCACGTCCTGGAGCCGCACGGCTCCAATCCTGGGATTGATGTGGTTCTTGGCGATACCCCGATAGCTGGTCATCGTGAGGGGCTTTACCTTGTTCACGCAGAATACGGTCAGCCACTCTTCCAGCCATTCTGCCACGGTCAGAGAGGACGGCTCTTGGTAGGTGCCGGTGTCCAACGCCCGAGAGACGTCGGTCAGCTTTTGCCTGACTTCCTTCTGGGTTCTGCCATAGACCGTGCGCCGGATGGGCTTCCCTGTACCGCCGTCGTATCCGGCAGTGTACCGACCCTCCCAGCGACCATCTGACCGCTTCCGTATGCTCCCAGCCCCGTTGGGGGCTTTTCTTTTTGCCATTTTATCCTTCTCCTTTCTATTTTTAACCGCCCTGGCGTTCCGGCTCCGGGGCGGTTTTTTGCCATTCATCATCATTTTGGCAACCCCGCCGAAATGATAGTAATTCCGGCGGGGTGATGTTACTCAGTAGCATCTTTTGTCAGTAGCATCTCTTGCAAGCGGTAAACCCGCGGCTTTTCGCCTGGGAGATCGTCACTTCCTGCGGATTCTTCATCTTGCTGCAACCCGGATTGGAGTGATACTTGCTCCCGCCGTTTGTCGGGATCCACACACGTTCCTCGGTGTCCTGGGCTTCCTGCGGCGTTTCTACCGGTGTTTGCTCCGGCTGCTTTGTCTCAGCAGGTGCGGTTTTGGTCTGCTTTTTGGTTTCTTTCTTCTCGGTCTTTGGTTCGATCTTCTGGATAGACTCCTCAATCTGCTTGATATTCTCCTGGGTGCTCTGGTCATCCTTCGTCTCAGCGCCACGGTAGACGTACTTGACCAACTGCTCTGCGTCCATGCCGAGATTGTAGTAGTCCCGCATAGACTCGTTGCCGTCATAGGCGTACTCCAGCAGCCAGCCATTGTACATCATCTGCTCCATAGTTTCGTTGTCACCGAAGCAGTCTTTGTAGTTGGCCTTGATGTAGGCGTAGGCTTTTTTCAAGTCAGCGTCGGAAGCGTTCTCCGCGTCAGCTTTTGCCTGCCGAGCGATGGAATCGACCATGGCCGAAGTGTTGGGTTCCGGGTCTTCTTCCGCCGGTTCTGCGGACGTGCTTGCGGAACTGATGGAAGCATCGGAAATGCTGGACGATGCGGAAGCGCTGCCAGAGGATGCCGAAGTGCCATTGGAAGAACCTCCCGCCGAAATCATGATAGCGCTCACGATGACCAAAACAAAGCAGATCAGCAGGCCGAGCGTCCACTTCTTCCTATCCTCTTTCTTGATGAGGGCTCGAATCAGCAGAACGATGCAGACCACGAACCCTAGCAAGCTCAGCAAAATCAATAATGTACCGAACGTAGCCATAAACATTTATCTCCTTCTCATGTTAAATTTACCGCATTTCGTCAATTTACGGCATCTAATGACATATTACACGATACAGGAAAATGTTTCAACCGATGTTTCCGGTGTGGGTTGATTTAATTGTTCAACACATATTCGCTGATAGCACGATTTAGCTCGCCTACGTTGCTATTCTTGCTGAACTCAAACCGAACTTTTCCGACCGAAGAAAACCAAAGGTCGAGTTCGGCGTCCAGGTCAAACGTTCCGGCGGTTTCAACTGAGAATGCCTGAATCTTGGAATACGGGAGAGACGTGAAGTCTTTCTTGGTGCCAATGAGCCCCTGAATATTGATGGCGATAACACGCTTATTTGTGAAGATCACTTTGTCTCGAACGGTCGTATACGTTTGGTATACCTCTTCACCAGAAACTAGAATGTCATTTACCAAGCTCAAATCAGGTTTTTTGTCTAGCGTCAGCTTAAAGACTGCGGACTTGCCAAAATCAATCATACTTTTATCCTCTTTCTTTCAATTTCAACCCACACCCATAATGGGTGACATTATTATCTCACATCACTTTGAAACGCCACCGCCTTGCCAAGTATGACAATCTGGTCAAGCTCAGCGTCCGTATAGATGAGGTCTTTGTAGCTGGGATTCTCGGCGTGTAGGATGAGCAGGTTCTTGTCAGGGTAATAATTCACACGTTTTAGGGTTGCCTCGTCCTCTATAATCACGGCGGCGATTTCGCCGTTGTCCACCATATCCTGCTTCCGGATGAACACGATGTCGCCGTCATGTATCCTTGCCCCAATCATTGAGTCACCGGCAGCTTGTAAACAAAAATCGGCGTGGACATTGGTGCCGACCTCTACATATAGCTCGTGTTCCTCGTTTGCGAAAACAGGTTCGCCACAGGCGATACTGCCCAGAAAGGGCACACGCTTGGTCGTGATGGGGAAGATGTTGTCGTAGCGGTATTCAGGAGGTGTGGGGGTGGATGTGTCTCCCGCATCATGGTCGTTTATAATAGCTTCCCAGGCGTGCCAAACAGCCTCCGGGTCATCCGGATGAAGTTTGGTCAGTTCTTTGCGGACGTTGCTTGGTATACTGGCCAGCACCCCGTTAGGGTCGTTGTCGTAGTCGTAGGGGTCGTCTGTCCAGCCCATCAGATACTGCGGGGTCGTAGATAGCGCGTGTGCAAAAGCAACAATCTTTGACTGGGTAATGTCGTTCTTCCCCGATTCGATTTTTGCGATGGTGGAGCGATTTGTATAGCCTAGTTCTTCTGCCAGTTGCCCTTGGGATATGCCTAGCTGCTCGCGGCGATGTCTAATTCGTTCATATAATGTCATAGTGGCAATCTCCTTTAACTGCCACCATTATATTGCGCGCGTGATTGTATGTCAACTATTTCTTTCGTTTTTGTCCCTGGGGGTTGACACAGAATCACCATCGTGCTATTATATGGGTGTGATTGAGAATCACTATCAAACCAAAGGGGGTGTGAGTATGACAGACACATTGCGCCTGAAAGAACTCATTGCAGAACAGGGTATTAAGCTGTCTTGGGTTGCAGAGTATCTCGGATTGAGTCGGAATGGGCTTTTCTTGAAAATGACAAACGAGAGTGAGTTTAAGGCGTCCGAGATTGCCAAGCTCAAGCAGTTACTTCGCCTTACTGATGTGGAGACAGGCCAAATTTTTTTCAACAGAGAGTGATTTATAATCACTTGCGAGGAGGTGAGAAAAATGACGATTCTATTGGCGATTACCACGGCGGTCTGTGCCCTGAAATGGTTGGACTATTATGTCCGGGCCCATTCGCTGGCGTACATCCTGTCAAAAAGAGAACTGACTCCATCTGATGAAGAGATGAAGTCAGCTACTGAATTCGTGTGGAGGAAGGTTCTGCACATTAAGTGAGTTGAGAGGAGGCGAGAGGTGTGAGCCTTTGCTGGACAATCGTCCTTTTGGCGTTTTACCTTGTGGGAATCGTATGCATTGGGATTATGGCGAAAATAGCGCCTGAAGGTGCTGTAATTTACGTTGTATATGTCTTTGTCGTGTGTGTGGCGCTCACAGTCTTTGTACGAACCGTTCTATCTCTGGAATAGCTTTTCCAAGTTGAGTGGCAGCGGCTTCAAAATTGCCCAGATCAATATATGTGTTCACATTTTCCATCCAAGCTCTAGTGTCACCACCAACATACAGAAGGGTCTTGAAGTAATAGTTCCCATATTCCTTTCCCGTCGAAACATCTTGACAAGCCAAAAGAGCGCCCGTAGCACGGAGGTAATTCTCGACGAGCTCACGCTTGTGCATAGTAGTCCGCTCAAAGTGCTGCTGCTCTAATTCGAGTTTTTTTAGTTTGAGTTGATGGCGATTATTTAAGATCGTGACGATGATGGGTGAGATGATCGCGGCAAAAGCAACAGCGACGCTGATGCAAATAGACAGTGTAGATAATTCCAAAATAAAACACCCCTTTCTTCTATTATCATCCTATATCCTACCACGGAATGAAGGGGCAAACAAGTTTGGAGGTGAGACGTGTGATAAAAAGAGATGCACGCATTCCGATTCCGGACCCGCCATATAAAATCCTGATGCCCAAGAAAGAAGTCGAGAGGTTTAGTGAACTCCCGAAGAGTTGCACCCCAGCACCGCACCTGCGCCCAGTCGTATTCATTATCAAACTGTCTCCTGGGTCTAAATATGAAACTGCGTCAAAATGGATTGAGAAGATTCAGCAAGACAGACCCGATGCGAAGATTCGTGTTGAGGTGAATGTGGGCCTATATCTGGAGGTGTGATCTAACCCAGCCGAACGAAATTCGTACGCTTGGTATCTACAGAGTTTGTGCGTCCGAAATCCGTCCGAAGCAGCTGACTAGGCTTTCTCTCAAAATTGAGCGGGTTGGGGTGGGGTAACGATTCGTGACCCCATAGGAGTCGTGTGCCCAAACTCCGGGGCATTTTGACCCTGAGCTTTGGCTCGATTCTAAGTGGGTTGCTATGACTACCGTCGTGAAACGCGACGGTAGGGGGTCTGAAATGGACACCCCTTGAGCGGGTTGAGATGGGGTCGCGTTTCACGACCCCTAGGAGTCACCGTTTCCGTGACCCCTTGGTATCCTTCGTCCGAAATCCGGACGAAGTAGCTAACTAGACTTTCACTCAAAATTGAGCGAAAGTCCACTGAGAATTAAAAGGAGGAACATAATTGAACGAACTGAAAGTATTTGAGAACCCGACCTTTGGTCAGGTGAGAACTATTGAGATCGACAACGAGCCTTGTTTTGTTGGAAAGGACGTGGCGGAAGCGCTGGGGTATAGCAACACCCGGGACGCGCTCGACCGCCATGTCGAAAAGGAGGATAAGAATACCGTCGTGAATCCCGACGGTAATCGTGGCAACCCCAATATGACCATCATCAACGAGTCCGGCCTGTACTGTCTTATCCTCTCCAGCAAACTGCCTGGGGCGAAGGAGTTTAAGCACTGGATTACGCATGACGTCATCCCGTCCATCCGCAAGACCGGAGCCTACATGACGCAGGAGACGTTGGAGGCGGCCATTCTCAACCCGGACTACCTGCTTCAAGTGGTGACTGCCTTGAAGGAAGAAACGGATAAGCGCAAGGCGCTGGAGGTCGTCAACGCCACTCTGACGGTAGACAAGGCAATCCTGCAGCCTAAGGCGGACTACTTCGATGAGCTGGTTGAACGTGGCCTGCTGACCAATTTCAGAGAGACGGCAAAGCAGCTGGGTATCCCGCCCAAGAAGTTTGTCAACTGGCTCATCGAGCACAAGTACCTGTACCGGGATAAGAAAGGCAAGCTGCTGGCCTACGAGAACAAGAACAACGGCCTGTTTGAGTTGAAAGAATGTGTCAACGAAAGAACCCAGTGGGCAGGCGTCCAGACGCTGGTCACGCCGAAGGGCAGAGAGACCTTCCGCCTGCTGTGCCAGGGGCTGGCCAGCTGAACACTGCCCGCGTCAATGAGAAAAAAAGGGGGGGGGTGAACCTAAATGAACGAACCTACGATGAGCGAAGTGTTCGCAGCGCTCCTGGCGCTGCCTGAGAAGTTGGACGCGCTGACCGCCCAGCTGGCAAGGATCCAGGCCATTGCAGAGGACGGTGAGAAGAAGATCGCGGTCAGCTGCAAGGAAGCGGCAAAGCTAGTAGACGTGTCAGAAACTACCCTGCGGGAGTGGGCACGCTGCGGCTATGTACCCAACTACCGGGTCGGCTCCTGCACGAAAATCAGCCGCCGGGCGTTGTCCGAATGGGCATACGAGCAGTCCATCAATCGGACAGAAATCAAGAAAGGGGAACCAGCATGAAATTAGCAGTCAATATGCGCCTGCGTACACCAAGGCCAAAGAGGACCATCCGACCTGGGACGTTATCGCAGTGTCGGCAGTCGGAAAGGAGACTACGAAATGAAAATCGAAGAAGCAATCCGCTATTTTGAGCGGGAACTTGAGAAGACCGAGGAGGCCGAAGCTATCGAAGCGGCTGCGGCTGAACCGGACGAAGAACTGCTGCACGCCTGGTGCTACGAGCGGGAGGCGATTGTTATGGCACTCAAGGCGATGATGGCTTGCGCAGATTGCCACAACACCGATGGCTAACTACCCCAGCACCTGCCCCAAATGCGCGAAATGCCGCCTATACCGCCAGCGCCGCTGCAAGGGCCTGCTGGACTACCAGCGGCGGTGGTGCCCGGAGTGGATTACATACGGGATGCTGGCGGACGCTTGGGGTCGGCGGGTGCAGACGAGACAGCTGAGGAGGTATGACAAATGACAATCATCGATGACGCCCTGGCTAAGGCTGTGGAGCGTGCCAAGGAGCTTAATGCGAAACTCGAAGACTACCTTGCCGGGTACGAGCTGGAGCCCAGTGCTGACGTGTCTCCTACCCCAGCAGACGAGACGCGAGCAGAACAGCTGTGGGACGACGACCGGCGTCTGTTTGTGCGCAACCTGGGGTGGCTGCTGAGCCAGACTCGGTGCGGCGTGGTGTCCTGTGAGCTGTACGGAGACCAGGATCGTGAGTATGTGATCGCGCGGTATGACCACGGCGGCAAGCGGGAAATTGATGTCACTGCGGACAGCTATCTGGCGATTATCAAGGACGTAACCAAGCGGGTATAAGGAGGGGAACAACATGACGCAGAGAACAAAATGCACCTGCCAGCTGGTCGTTGGCATCGCTGGCGCTGTAATGGGCGTAGCGGCCTGGGCGACTGCCGGACACATGGCGCTGCTGGGCAACTGGCTGCCTGCTAGCATTACCATGTGCGCCGCCGCCTGGATGATGTCGGTGTCCGAGACGGCCTTTGATCGGATGCTGGCGCGGAGGCTCAAGCGGTGAGCCGCAGACCCTGCGCCCACTGCCAGCGCCTATGGAACACCCAAACCCTGGTGACGGTCGGCGCGGCGGAGCTGTGTCCGGTCTGCTATCGACTGGGACGGGTGGCAGCACCGTGCTGGGGCTGTACGCCAGATACCGGCAGGACGGCCACCTGCCACGATAGTTGCACCCATTATGCGGTGTACGCCAAGCTCATCGCGGTGGCCAGGGTCAGCGAGGGCGAGCGGATAGCCAATGATGTCAACAACATCAGCCAGTGCCGGAGCGTGCGACGCCGCAGGACAAGCAAGCTTACGCAAAGATAGGAGAGATGGACATGATCGAGTGCAACTACAACTGCCTGGAGTGCCCCTATCCCGATGTGCCGGATGAGTGCCTGGAGGCGGCTCTGACATGGGATGAGCACAAAGAGCTCGACGTCATCGACAAGGACATCATCAACCCAAAGACGACAAAACAAAAAGCAGTCGCCGCCCGGCAGAAGGCGTGGCGCGAGGCGAACAAGGACAAGGTCGCCGCCCGGCAGAAGGCGTGGCGCGAGGCGAACAAGGACAAGATCGCCGCCCGGCAGAAGGCGTACTACGAGGCGAACAAGGACAAGGTCGCCGCCGGGCAGAAGGCGTACTACGAGGCGAACAAGGACAAGATCGCCGCCCGGCAGAAGGCGTACCGCGAGGCGAACAAGGACAAGATCGCCGCCCAGCAGAAGGCGTGGTACGAGGCGAACAAGGACAAGATCGCCGCCCGGCAGAAGGCGTACTACGAGGCGAACAAGGACAAGGTCGCCGCCGGGCAGAAATGCATTGCGCTGGCGCGCAAAGCCCAGGGTATGACCCAGAGTGGGCTTGCAGCTATAGTCGGAGTGACCCAGGCGACTGTATCGCTATGGGAGACCGGTGCGGTCAAGGCAAACTGGGACAAGCTCTGCGCAGTGCTGCCAGAGCTGGAGGCGCACAGAACGTAAAAAGCCGCCGCCGGAGGGGCAACTCCGACGACGGCAAAGGCAAAAGACCAATTACAGTATAAACCAAAGGAGGCAGAAAATCAATGAAGCAAGGCGCACATATCAACCAGCTTGAGATCGAGAACACCAAGCGTGTGCGAGCGGTGACTATCACACCGGCGGAGACTGGCCTGACGGTCATCGGCGGCAACAACAACCAGGGCAAGACGTCGGTATTAGACGCCATCGCCTGGGCGCTGGGCGGTGAGCGCTTCCGGCCAGACAACCCCATGCGGGAGGGTGCAAACACGCCGCCCCGGCTGCGCGTCACCCTCTCCAACGGCTGTGTCGTGGAGCGGAGCGGGAAAAACGCCACCCTGAAGGTCACAGACCCCACCGGCAAGCGAGCCGGTCAGCAGCTCTTGAACAGCTTTGTGGAAGAGCTGGCCCTCAATCTGCCCAAATTTATGCAGGCGTCCGACAAAGAGAAGGCAGACACCCTGCTGCGCATCATCGGCGTAGGAGACCAGCTCGTGACCATGGACCGCCAGGAGGCAGAAGCGTATAACAAGCGGCGCTACATCGGCCAGCAGTACCAGCAGAAGCGGAAGTATGCGGACGAGCTGCCGGAGGTGAAGGGCGCTCCAGCGCAGGAGGTGTCAGCCCTGGAGCTGATCCAGCGGCAGCAGGAGATCTTGTGGCGCAACGAGGAGAACCGGCGCAAGCGGGAAAACCTGTCCCAGCTGAAAGCGGAACAGCGCAGTCTGGCGGAACAGCTGGATATGCTGCGGGAACAGTATGAGCGGGTATCAAGTGACATCGTGGCGGCGGAACAGGCCACGGTGGGGCTGGTGGACGAGTCCACCACACAGCTGGAGGCTGACCTCCAACGCATCGACCAGATCAATCAGCAGGTGCGGACGAACCAGGCGAAGGCCAACGCCATGCAGGCGGCAGAAGCCCTGGACGCGGAATATCGGGCGCTGACAGAGGAGATTGGCAGCATCCGCCGTCAGCGGACGGAACTTCTGACCCAGGCCGACCTGCCCTTGCCTGGGCTGTCGGTAGAAAACGGCAAGCTGCTCTATCATGGCCAGCCGTGGGGCAATATGTCCGGGTCTGACCAGCTGAGAGTAGCCACCGCCATTGTCCGGCGGCTGAACCCAAACTGCGCCTTTGTCCTGCTGGACAAGCTGGAGCAGATGGACTTGGCCACCCTCCGGGAGTTCGGCGTATGGCTGGAACAGGAGGGCTTGCAGGCCATCGCCACTAGGGTCAGCACCGGCGGAGAGTGCAGCATCATCATTGAAGATGGGCTGGTAAAGGCTCCAGAGCCTGAATTTGCCCCGCCTGCACAGCAGTGGCAGAAAGGAGTATTTTGATGGAAATCACAAGAGGCCGTATCCCTTGCGGGCAGAAGGTCATCATCTATGGTGTCCCTGGCATTGGGAAAACGACACTGGCGGCGCAGTTCCCCAATGCCGTATTCATTGACACGGAGGGGAGTACGCGGAACTTTGATGTGGCTCGATTCCCCGCGCCGTCCAGCTGGGAGATGCTCAAAAGCGAGGTGCAGTATGCAATCGACCACCCCGGCGAACTGGGAACGCTGGTCATTGACACGGCGGACTGGGCGGCGAAACAGTGCAATACTGCGGTGGCGCAGCGTGTAGGGAAGCAAGGCATTGAAGATTTCGACTACGGGAAGGGATATACCTACGCAGCGGAGGAGTACGGCAGATTGCTGGACCTGCTGGACTTGCTCACATCCAAGGGAGTTCACGTTGTCCTGACTGCCCACAGTGTGCTGAAGCACGTGGAACAGCCTGACCAGTTCGGAAAATATGACCAGTGGTCTTTAAAGTGTGACCCCAAAATCACTGCGCTGACGATGGAATGGGCAGATATGATTCTGTTTTGCAATTATAAGGTGATGGTCATTTCCACCGACAACAAAGGCCAGAAAGGGAAGGGGCAGGGCGGCCAGCGCACGATGTACGCAGCGACCCGCCCGGCGTTCGTGGCCAAAAACCGCCACGGTCTCCCCGACGAGATGCCAATGGACTACGGCCAGATCGCCCACATCTTCGCACCTGCGGTACAGACACCGCCGACCCCGGCACCCGTGCCGCCCACTGTGGCGCCGGAGCCGCCCGCTGTCTCAGCGGCGCAGATAATGCCGGAAAACCCTACCCCTGCGGCTACAAACGTGGCCCCGGCTGCTCCCGCTTCCGCAGCTCCTGCTACTGCGCAGGATGCGTCTACGGATGACGATGTGCCGCCCTTCACGTTCTCCAACAGCTTGAAAGGGATCTATCCGCCGCTGGCGGACCTGCTGCGAGAAAATCAGGTCACGCCGTCTGAGATTAGACTGGTGGTAGGGGGGAAGGGGTACTTCCCGCTGGACATGCCGGTGCAGGATTATCCACAGGAGTTCATTGAGGGCTGCCTGATCGCGGCGTGGCCCCAGGTGTTTGAAGCAGTCAAGGCAGACAGAGCAGAGCTGCCGTTCTAAATTAAGGAGGATACATCATGAGTGACTATATCAACGACAACATGGGCGCAGAGATCGGTTGGGACGATGAGATCGCCGAAGAGAGTTCGTTCGTGCTGCTGGAGCCGGGTCAGTATGACTTTGTGGTCAGCAAGTTCGAACGTGGCCGCTACCCCGGCGGCGCCAAGATGTGCGCCTGCAATAAGGTAGAACTGTCCCTGGAGGCGGGCGGCACGACCGTCCGGGACACCTTGTTCATGAACCGCAAGGCAGAATGGCGTCTGAGCCAGTTCCTCATTGGTATCGGTATGAAGCGGCCTGGCGTGCCATGCCGGGTGAACTGGAATGCCATCGTCGGAGCTCGTGGGCGCTGCGAGATCGGCGTGCGCACCTGGACGAAAAACAATGGAGACACCGGCCAGGCCAACAAAGTGAAGTCCTACTTAGAACCGGCGCCCGGCCAGCAGATGCCGCCGGCGGCACCGGCACAGCCTGCCCCTAACCCGGCATACGGCCAGCAGCAGAGCATGGCCGGGTATCCCGCACCCGGCCACTGGCAGGCGGGGACGTTCTGATGGGGGTTGAGCTGCGCCCTTATCAGCAGGCGGCGCGGGAAGCAGTGGAGGAGCAGTGGCAGCGGGGCATTGGCCGGACGCTGCTGGTGCTCCCCACCGGCTGCGGCAAGACCATCGTCTTTGTGAAGATCGTCGAGGATATGGTGCGCAACGGGGAACGAGTCCTGATCTTAGCCCACCGGGGGGAGCTGCTGGACCAGGCGGCGGACAAGATGCAGAAGGCCGTTGGCCTGGGCTGTGCGGTGGAGAAGGCAGGCCAAAGCTGCCTGGGCACCTGGTATCGAGTGGTGGTTGGCTCCGTGCAGACCATGATGCGGGAAAAGCGGCTGAGTCAGTTCGGCAAGGACTATTTCCAGACCATCGTCATCGACGAGGCACATCACGCCGTGTCTGACAGCTATCAGCGGGTGCTGGAACACTTCTCGTCGGCCAAAGTGCTGGGGGTCACCGCAACCCCGGACCGGGGGGATATGCGGAACCTGGGCAAGGTCTTTGAGAGCCTGGCCTATGAGTACACCATGCCGAAAGCCATCCGGGAGGGCTATCTGGTGCCCATCAAAGCCCTGACCATCCCGCTGTCTCTGGATCTGTCCGGCGTCAGCGTGCAGGCAGGGGATTTTAAGGCAGCGGAGATCAGCACGGCCTTAGACCCTTATCTAGAGCAGATCGCCACAGAGATGGAGAAGGTCTGCAAAACACGCAAGACGGTGGTGTTCCTGCCCCTGGTCAAGACGAGCCAGAAGTTCCGGGACATCCTGAACGCCCATGGCTTCCTGGCCGCCGAGGTCAACGGCAACAGCCCCGACCGGGCAGAGGTGTTGGAAGCCTTTGACCGGGGAGAATACAACGTCCTCTGCAACTCCATGCTGCTGACGGAGGGCTGGGACTGCCCCAGCGTGGATTGTGTGGTGGTACTGCGGCCGACCAAAGTGCGGAGTCTTTACAGTCAGATGGTGGGGCGTGGAACTCGACTCCACCCGGGCAAAGACCACCTGTTATTGCTGGACTTCCTCTGGCACACGGCACGGCATGAGCTGTGCCACCCGGCCAGCCTCATCTGTGAGAGCGATGAGGTAGCCCAGAAGATGACGGAGAACCTGGAGGATGTGGCGGGGTGCGCCGTGGATATAGATGAGGCGGAGCAGAAAGCCAACCAGGATGTCATCGCCCAGCGAGAGGAAGCCCTGGCGCAGCAGCTGGAGGATATGCGCAAGCGCAAGCGGCGCTTGGTGGACCCGTTGCAGTTCGAGATGTCCATTCAGGCAGAGGATTTGGCAGGGTACATTCCGTCCTTCGGATGGGAGATGATGCCGCCCAGCGACGCCCAGTGCAAGGAATTGGAACGAGCTGGGATTCTCCCTGACCAGATCGACAACGCCGGAAAGGCCAGTCTGTTGCTGGATCGGATCCGGAAGCGCCGGATGGACGGCTTATCAACGCCCAAGCAGATTCGTTGCCTAGAGCGATATGGCTTTTCTAATGTGGGGACCTGGTCGTTCGATGGGGCGAAGAATATGATCGACCGCATTGCCTCCAATCGCTGGCGGGTACCCAGGGGCGTCACGCCCAAAGAGTTCCGCCCGGAAAGGTAACGAAAGATGGAATCCAAAACGTACATTTTAGACGCCCTGAACGCCATCCCAGTGGCCAGCACAAACTATCAGGAGTGGTGCAACGTGGGTATGGCGCTGAAGCTGGAGGGCTTTGGCTGGCAGGTGTGGGACGATTGGAGCCGCCCGGACAGTCGATACAGACCGGGGAACTGCGAGAAGAAGTGGCAGAGCTTCCATGCTGCCACAGCCTCTCCTGTCACCGGCGGCACCATCGTGGCCATGGCGAAGGATCATGGCTGGGTGCCCAACGGGCTGGGGGCAGAGATTGGCTGGGACGATGTCATTTCCGCCGAGCGCGATGACCTAGTGGTGGTAGACAAGAACTGGTTGGAGGGGCAGGAGCTGCCCCTCCCGCTGGGCAGCCCGGTGCAGCAGCTGACCACCTACCTGGAGACCCTCTTTGACAGCTCTGACCTGGTGGGCTATGTCACAAAGGCGTGGGAACGGGATGGGCGATATATGCCCCAGAAAGGCCGCTATGACCAGACGGCAGGAGAACTCATCGAAGATCTGTCCATCTGCGACGGCGACCTTGGTCGGGTGGTGCAGGACTGGAACCCGGATGCAGGGGCGTGGATCCGGTTCAACCCACTGGACGGCAACGGCGTCCGAAATGAGAATGTCACCGCCTACAACTACGCCCTGGTGGAGTCGGATGAGATGCCCATAGAGGAGCAGTATGCTACTCTGAAAGCGCTGGAGCTGCCCATCGCCTGCCTGGTACATAGCGGCGGGAAAAGCCTCCACGCCATCGTGAAGGTGGACGCGCCGGATTACCGGGAATACCGCAGTCGAGTGGACTACCTCTATACCGTCTGCAAGAAGAACGGCCTTGCGGTGGACCAGCAGAACCGGAACCCGTCCCGGTTGTCCCGAATGCCCGGGGTGACCCGGAAGGGCATACAGCAGAGCCTGCTGGCGGTGAATGTGGGCAAGAGCAGCTGGGCGGAATGGCGTGACTGGATCGAGGGCGCCAACGATGACCTGCCGGACGTAGAGGACGACCTGACCGACAACCTGCCGGAGCTGTCCCCGCCGCTCATTGAGGGCATTTTGCGGCAGGGACACAAGATGCTGCTGGCTGGCCCCAGCAAGGCGGGCAAGTCCTTCGCCCTCATCGAGCTGGCCATCTGCATCGCGGAGGGATTGCCCTGGATGGGATTCAAGTGCGCTCAGGGCAAGGTCATGTATGTCAATCTGGAGCTGGACCGTGCGTCCTGCCTGCACCGGTTCCGGGACGTGAGACAGGCCATGGGAGCGCCGTCCCAGCATGGCGTCAGCATCTGGAACCTGCGTGGCCACTCCGTCCCCATGGACAAGCTGGCTCCGAAACTCATCCGTCGAGCGGCGAAGCAGAGCTACATTGCCATCATCATCGACCCCATCTATAAGGTCATCACTGGCGATGAGAATAGCGCCGACCAAATGGCCGCCTTCTGCAACCAGTTTGATAAGGTCTGTACCGAGTTGGGCTGTGCCGTCATCTACTGCCACCATCACTCAAAAGGTGCCCAGGGCGGCAAGCGCAGCATGGACAGAGCCAGCGGCTCCGGCGTGTTCGCGCGAGACCCAGATGCTCTCCTGGATATGATTGAATTGGAACTGACAGACGAGCTGCGAGAGCAGCGGAAGAACAACGCTGTGGGGCAGCTCTGCGGCCAATGGCTCAAGCGATATGACCAGCTGGATAAGGTGGGGCAGGATGATCTGTGCTCCCGCCGGGCGGCGCTGGATGCTTGCGCGGACTACTTACCGACCAGGGCATACAACGAGCTTTTGACGGAAGTGGAGCAGACAGAACAGCGGACAGACGCCGTCACCGGCTGGCGCATCGAGGGCACGTTGAGAGAGTTCCCCAAGTTCCCCGCGCTGAATATCTGGTTTGAATATCCGGTTCATAAAGTTGACTTTTCTGGCGTGCTGGGTGACCTGAATCCGGATGAGGATTTGCCTAGTTGGAAGCGGAATTTTGCCAAGTCTGGGAAGCGCGCCGGGAACAAAAGAGATCGCCGGAGCGCACGGAAAGAGGCGCTTGAAACAGCCTTCGGATACTGCGATATGGGGGATGGCGTTACCGTGGAAGCGCTGGCTGAATATATGGATGTCAGCGAAAAAACAGTGCGGAACTACATAAAAGAAAGTGGTGTTTTTCGCACAGAAGGCGGACGTGTTTTTCAAGGAGAAACCGATACAGAGAGGGAAAAATGAAGGAAAACTTTCATTTTTCCCAGGGAGGGAAGGAAAAACGACTCCTATTTTCCCTCGGTTTTGCAGGAAAGAAAAAAGGGGAAAACGCCCTTTTTTCCGAGGGAAGAAAAAAGTACCCCCCTAAAGGGGGGTAAAACAAGTTTTCTTCCCTGACGGTCACGGGGGAAAGAAAGGCGGCTGAAAGCAGGCCGCCGTCCTTCCTTCCCCTGTCCGTGACTAAAGCAAAATTTCCCGAGAACAAGATACTTTAGTGAGGTAAAGAACATGAAAGTCGAGGTGATTGCGATGGCGATGGTGCAATTTTTCCTGGCGATGGTGCCACCCACGGCGACGCACCAGGAGAAGCAGGTGAGGGTGATCAAAGGCAAGCCGGTCTTCTACGAACCGGCAGCGCTGAAGGCGGCACGAGCGAAGCTGATGGGACGCCTAGACAAGTACAAGCCGGTGGAGCCTTTGGAAGGTGCATTGCAGCTGGTATGCAAGTGGTGCTTCCCGTTAGACAAGGGCGGACGGCACCGGGATGGAGAGTACAAGACATCCAAGCCGGACACGGATAACTTGCAGAAGCTGCTCAAGGACTGCATGACCGTCACGGGATTCTGGCTTGATGACGCGCAAGTGGCCAGCGAGGTCGCGGAGAAGTTCTGGGCGGACATCCCAGGGATCTTTGTCCAAATCCGGCCGTTGAACAGTATGGAACAGGAGGAGACATAATGGCGAAGAACGAGAAAAGGACGAACGGCGCGAGATACCGCCGTAGCGCAGCTTATGTGACAGAGCTGGGGGATTACATCCCCGCTCTGGCCGATGCGCAGAAGGATTTCATGCTGAGTCGAGTTCAGCGAACCATCATCCGTGTGATGCGGCAGGAGGTGACCCAGCGGGAAGCTGAGTGTCTGGAACTGTACTTCGTGCAAGGATATACCTATGAGCAGATCAGCCAGAGCCTGCACATCAACGTGTCCACTATCTGCCGGAACATCCATCGCGGGGAACAAAAGATGAACCGGGTGCTGAATTTCGCACGGGAGCTGATGGGGGGAGCGCTGCATGGGTGACTATCTCGATTTCCTCCGCTCGAAGGTGGTCACAGCGCCGGTCAGCGGCTTTGAGGTCGCCGACGAGGATTTATCCCCGGCTCTAAAGCCGCACCAGAGAGACGCTGTTCGCTGGGCGCTGAATGGTGGACGCCGGGCACTGTTTGAGAGCTTCGGCCTGGGCAAGACAGTGCAGGAGCTGGAATTTTGCCGTCAGGTAGTGCGTCACGAGGGTGGACAGGCGTTGCTGGTGCTGCCGCTGGGCGTCCGGCAGGAGTTCGTGCGAGACGCTCAGGATCTGCTGCATATGGATCCGCCGGTATATGTGCGCACCATGGCGGAAGTCAAAGCGTGCAGCGCGCCGCTGGTGATGACCAACTATGAGCGGGTGCGGGACGGCGATATTGACCCGCAGTATTTCTGCTGCACCAGCTTGGATGAAGCGTCTGTGCTGCGTGAGTTTGGGAGCAAGACCTATCAGACCTTCCTGGAGAAGTTCAGCGGTGTGAAGTATAAGCTGGTTTCCACGGCCACGCCGTCCCCAAATCGCTACAAAGAGTTGATCCACTACGCTGGGTACCTGGAGATCATGGACACGGGACAGGCACTGACCCGGTTTTTCCAGCGCGACAGCACCAAAGCCAATAACTTGACGATTTATCCCCACAAGGAAGAAGAATTTTGGCTGTGGGTGAGCACCTGGGCGTTGTTCATCACCAAACCGTCTGACCTGGGCTATGACGATGCGGGATATGACCTGCCGCCACTGGAAGTCCGCACTCACGTGATCTATCACGATTATAACCAGGTGGAAGAAGCGGACGGTCAGCGCATGGTGGATCGTGACACGGCCATGAGCTTGAAGGAAGCAGCACGGGAGAAGCGGGAGAGCATCGACGCCAGAGTAGCGAAGGCAGCGGAGATCGTGTCCAGCGACCCAGATGCCCATTTCATTCTCTGGCATGACCTGGAGGCGGAACGGCACGCGCTCAAGAAGGCAATCCCCGGTGTGGTGGACATTTACGGTTCCATGGATTACGACAAGCGAGAACAGCGGGTGTTGCAGTTTGCCAACGGTGAATGCCGGTTGTTTGCCACAAAGAAGAGCCTCAGCGGCTCCGGGTGTAACTTCCAGCGCCACTGTCATCGGGCAATCTTCGTAGGAATCAGCTACGAGTTCAACGACTTCATCCAGGCCATTCACCGCATTTACCGGTTCTTGCAGACGGAGCGGGTCATCATCGACCTGATCTACACGGAGGCAGAGAGTGCCATCTACCTGGTGCTGATGGAAAAGTGGAAGCAACATGAATACCTGCTGGAGAAGATGCAGGGGATTTTGAAGCAGTACGGCATTGGCGGTGTTCCGGCGGAACAGGCCATGCTGCGGAGCATAGGAGTTGATAGCGTGATACAGCGAGGGACGAACTGGACGGCCATTCACGGTGACTGCGTGGAGGAGACCGCAAAGATGGGCGAGAACAGTCTGGATATGATCTTGACATCTATCCCATTTTCCAATCACTACGAATACACACCCAGCTACAACGATTTTGGGCACAACGAGGACACAAACCGATTTTTCCAGCAGATGGACTACCTGACACCTCACCTGCTGCGCACCCTCAAGCCGGGGCGGGTCATGGCCGTCCACGTCAAAGACCGGGTGCTGTTCGGCAGCGTGACCGGCATGGGGATGCCTACCATGGAGCCGTTCCACGCCCAGTGTATTCAGCACTATATGAAGCATGGGTTCGCCTACTTCGGCATGATCACCATCATCACCGACGTGGTGCGGGAGAATAATCAGACCTACCGGCTGGGGTGGACGGAGCAGTGCAAGGACGGCACAAAAATGGGCGTGGGCTGCCCGGAATATGTGCTGCTGTTCCGGAAGTTGCCCACTAACCGCTCGAAAGCGTATGCAGATGATCCGGTACGCAAGTCCAAAGAGGACTACACTCGTGCCCAGTGGCAGCTGGACGCCCATGGGTACTGGCGCAGCAGCGGCGACAGGCTGGTGAGTAAAGAAGAGCTGGAGACTATCCCGGTGAGCAATCTGCAAAAGGCCTATCGGGAGCACAGCCGTGGCACGGTGTACGACTATGCCGAACACGTCGCCCTGGCAAAAAAGCTGGATGAAGAGGGGCGTCTGCCAGCGACCTTCATGGTGGTGGCGCCCGGCAGCTGGAACATGGACGTCTGGGACGACATCAACCGGATGCGCACGCTGAACACGGAGCAGAGCCGCCGCCGGAAGCAGATGCACGTCTGTCCGTTACAGCTGGACACGGTGGAACGGCTCATCAACCGGTATACCAACCCCGGGGACTTGGTTTATGACCCCTTTGGCGGCATCGGGACTGTCCCCTTGGTGGCAATCCGGATGGGGCGGCAGGGCTGCATGACGGAACTGAACCCGGACTATTACCGGGACGCCGTTGGGTACCTGACAGCGGAAGAGGATACCAGCATGGATAATATTAGCCTCTTTGATGTGGTCTGAGGAGGTGCGATGTTTTGAGCGGAGTGAAGTCGATCTATTTCAGGCGGGGCTTGGCTCGATATTGTGCAGAGTGCGTGCATTTCAGGACGGTATCTACCGTGGGCACGCAGAAGTGTTGCCATTACATCCTGGATGTTGGGCATCGGCGGCCTTGCCTGCCGGGCCCTGGCTGCACCGTGCGGGAGCACCGAAAGCGGAAGGGAGGAACCACGCGATGAGCAAACGGGGGCACTGGTGGTGGGGCGCTATACAGGCGGCGCTCCGCCTGTATCCGGAGCTGAGGCAGCGATATGGCACGCCTGATAACCGGCTGACGGCGCAATATACCGCCCAGACGTCCTGTGGCGGCGCAGGACGGCCGGCGGAGCGGTTGGCTATGGAACGACTCTCTGACGGAGATTGCGCCGTTTACAGGGCGATTTCGGACGCAGTGCGGGAGACAGCCAGGATGGGGACGGGCGACGCAAGGCTTGCAATCATCGACCTGGTATACTGGCGGCGGACGCGGACGCTGCAAGGCGCCGCGCTGGACGTGGGGTATAGCTATGACCGGGCGCGGGAATTCCATCAAGAGTTCATCCGTTTGGTCGCATTCTACATGGGCTATTTGCCCAGGCATGAGGTGCGCAAAAAGAAGTGGACAAAAAAGTTCACTCAACAGAGCCCAAAACCTGTGAGAAAATAGTATCATCCCATAGCGGGTAACGGACGACCGCTGTGGTGGCTCCTCCTTTCTTTTCTGTTGTCGCGCCCTCTCACCCCAGAGTGGGAGGGCGCGGGGGTTGAGACAAACAAACAAAAACAGCCACAAAGCGGCGATCCTCGGCCGAAACAGGGGAACGAAAATAAGAAAACAGCTCCCGGATTGTTCCGAGAGCTGTTTTGATTTCAAGGTCTATCGGCGATGTGCAACGCGGATTTCAGCGCAGCTTGCAGGACGGCGGAAAAATTGACGCCCGCCTTTTCTGCTTCAAAGTTGAGCCAAGAGGGGATAGTGCAGTTCTTCTTGACCGCTCGCATATCGTTTTTGCGGCGGTACTCCACTTACGAAAGGCGGTGATTGCTATGGCTAGAGCGGGTCGAAAAAGTAAATATGATACGCACATCAAGCCGCACCTGAACTGGATTGAGCAGATGTGTCAGACGATGACTGAGGAGCAAATCGCGAAGTCTCTGGGGGTCAGTGTCAGCACATGGTGCGATTACAAGAACAAGCATCCGGAATTGGCTGAAACCCTTAAAAGGGGGCGGCAATGCTTAGTAGCTGACCTGAGGTCGGCGCTCATCCGGAAGGCGAAGGGTTACGAATACACCGAATCGAAGGTTACCAGCGAGGAAGTGACCTGGCCGAAAGAGATGTATGATGCGCTGCTGGAAGCCGGCTTCGAGCCAGAAGAGATTGCAACGTCTAGGGTCGTGCGGACGGAGGTGCATCGGAAACAGATGGCGCCTGATGTGGCCGCTATCAACCTGGCGCTGAAGAACTACGACAAAGGGAATTGGTGGAATGACCCGGCAGCATATGATCTGAAACGTGAAGAATTGGAATTGAAGAAAAAACAGATTGAGGAAGGACAGTGGTGATTTATGGCTGTGTATGGTATTGGCGAGAATAAGTGCTTGAAGGAAGTTGTCAGCAAAAATGATTTTGTCGTTATTGATAGAACGGTCAAGAATTTGCAGGCAAATGTGGAGGGGTCATTTACTGTGACCGCAAAAGAATTGGGGATAGATAGCTTTGCAAATTATGTACTTATTAGCCACATGGTTCGTGGAAATGCCACACTCAGATACCCGTACACTCACGGGGCCGGCAGGCTGGCCGATCATAATTTCGTGACCGTCGCGAAGGATGATAGTGCAATCAGGGTGGATTATGTGAGATACAAGACTGACGGTAATCTGGATATCAGAATTGTATTCATGAAGGTCAAGTGATGTACACGCTCAATAACTTCTACCAGTCAAAAGAGTGGCGTGCTCTGCTGGCAACGCTCAAGATGGAGCGAGTCAATGAGCAGGGGGAAATCATTTGTGCTCATTGCGGGGAGCCTATCACTCGGAAGTATGACTGCATCGGGCATCATGTGACGGCGCTGACTGAGCGCAACGTGAATGACGCTGCTGTTGCCCTGAACCCGGACAATGTGGTGTTGGTACACCATGTGTGTCACAACCGGATACACAACAAGCTGGGGCATATCACCAGGCAGGTCTATCTTGTGTGGGGCAGTCCGCTGTCCGGCAAGAGCACATACGTGGATGAGGTCGCTGTATGGGGTGACCTCATCGTAGACGTGGACAGCATATGGCAATGCGTCTCTGGTCGGGAGCGATACGAGAAGCCAGCCAGGTTGAAGCCGGTTGTGTTCGGCATCCGTGACACGCTGCTGGACATGGTGCGGCATCGGTGCGGTTCCTGGTGCAACGCCTACGTGGTCGGCGGTTATCCGCTGGTCAATGAGCGGGAACGACTGATGCGGAGCTTAGGTGCTAGAGAGGTTTACGTGGAGTCCAGCCAGGCGGAATGTCTTGCAAGGCTCAAGAATTGCAGGGATGGCCGTGACGTCGGTGAATGGCGAAAATATATCGACGATTGGTGGCGGAAATCCGGGAAATAGTCCCCCCCCAGGTGGAGGAAAAATTTCCTATGAGAGAAACTGTAGAAGTGAGGGTCTTTCGCGCAGAATTGCCCAAAAAGGTTATTTTATCTGCGAAAAATGAGGAAAATTCAGAACGTTTTTAATAAAATGCAAAAAGTGGAAAATAAGGGGGGTGTCCTTGCGTGAAAAACATCCTACATATCGATGCAGCGAGCGGTTTGTGTGATCTGATGAGCAATCTCAACGACGGCACGAACCAGGTTGTGCTGGACATCCATGCTGACACGGCGCTGCATCCTACATTGGAGATTGCAGGAAGCTCTATCGACATCGACCAGACCAATTTTAGCTACGCAATCCCCAGTGCCGACTATGTCGGGTCTGGGATTTTGCAGTTCCGGGTGGTGGATGACGAGAAGCTGGGGGAGTACTTCCAGGTGTCAAAGGTGGCCAGCGATGACGGCAACCTAATCTTGAAGCAGACATCTGCTTATGTCTACATCTTGAGCCTGGCGGGAACTGGCGCTGCCACCACAGTGAGCGTGAAAGTGGGCGGCACGACGACGCTCCCGGCGGGCAGCGCTGCGAACGTGTACAACTCTGGGGACGAGCAGGATGTCGTGCTGGAATTTGAAATCCCGCAGGGGGCAACCGGTGCCAAGGGAGATAAGGGCGATGTAGGAGCACAAGGCCCCGCTGGTCCGCAAGGTCCTGCCGGTACCGATTATGCGCTACGTCCAGGAGACACGATGACTATCACGCGGATGTATTGCGCCGGTGGTGTCACCGGCGGTGGAACGAACCTATATTTTTATCTTCCGTTGGCTCGCCCCCTCGTGGGGGTGACTGGAGTAACAATCACCAACCACAGTACGGCTATTATCACAGGACGCAAAATCGAAGGCGGGTATATTGCACAGAATGCAACAGTCAGCTCTTTGGGAACTCCCTCCTGCGTGCCTTATGAAAATGGGGTGACTGTTGGCATTAAAGCGGCAAGCGCCTATAACACAAAAAACAATACGCCGGTGGTGGTGACGCCGGAAAACTTTGTGCTCGAATTTACATGAGGAGGCCATATGGAGAGTATCGTCGTAGCGCTGATCACCGGCGGCCTGTCGCTGATCGGCGTCATCATCACCAGCCGAAGCAACGGAAAGAAATTGCAGCAGCAGTTGGAAATCGCCCAGGCTGTCACGGATACCAAAATTGTAGAGCTGACCCGCGAGGTCAGAGACCACAATAATTTTGCAAAACGTGTGCCGGTGTTGGAAGAAAAAATGAAAGTCGCCAACCACCGGATTGACGACCTGGAACGTAGAAAGGAACATAGCCATGAAGAATAAAAATTGGTGGAAAGCAGCAGGCTGGCGTGCCCTGCGCACGGTAGCCCAGACCGCCCTTGCGACCATCGGCACGACCACCGTGCTGACCGGCGTAGACTGGCTGCTGGTGCTCAACACGACCGCCCTGGCTGGCATTTTGAGCGTGCTGACCAGTATCATCAAGGGGATCCCCGAGGCAGACGAATGAGTCGGCGGGATGAACTGCTGAAATATCTGGGCGGCAAGGACAATGGGGCGATGATTGAACCTATGGTGGATGAGGTGGTGTTCTTAGAACAGCGGCTCACAGAGCTGCGGAAGCTGCCGTTCCTCCGGGTTCACCCGCACAACCCGGAGATTCAGAAAGCAACACCGGCCAGCCGGATGTATGTGTCCCTGATGGCGCAGTACAACGCTAATATCCGGACGCTGGCGCGGCTGTCCGGCAAAATCGAAGTAGAGGAAGAAAGTCCGTTGCGGAGTTGGGTGAAAAATCAACCAACTCTGAACCGGATAGAAACCACAGCTCAACCAGTAATCCCACCTCCTCCCGAGGGAGAGTGCTATATCTGCGACCCGGTCAAAAATGTAAGCTGCAAAAAGGGGGCATCTTGCCAGACGGTGTGCTTCCACACAACGAATCGTGCGTATGCCGTGGAGAATGCGGAGTTGGGTGAAAAGTCATGCTGGTAATTAGATGTAACAAGCTGTTAAGCGATGAACAGTTTAATAAATATGTTGAAATGTTCAATGCGCAGATTAAGGAAAATGGGTTTCTAATCCTCCCGGCTGAATTTAACGTAGTTACGAATAGAGAGGGAAAATCCTCCAATGTCCGGGTGGTAAACAATGTGGTAAAGAACAGTGTAATGGACGATATTGTAAGCGGCAGAGGGTTAAGGCCATTGTGATTATACGTGAAAAAACGCTTTGGACGCCTGATAACTCATTCCTGCTGGAATACCGGGCACGGGCTGAGAGTGGGGAGATTATCATTGGGCAAGAGCTGTGGCAGGAGCTAGAGAACTTGTATGAGGATTTCCACAACGACCGCTATTTCTACAACACCGATACCGCCAACCTGCGCATGGACTTCATGGAGCATTGCGTGCGGCTGACAAAGTCGCCGTTCTACAATCAACCCATGGTCCTCATGCTCTGGCAGAAGGCGTGGATTGAAGCGCTCTACTCGTTCAAAATGGCCGATACCGGCTTTGACCGGTTCAAAAAGACCATCCTATTGATTGCCCGGAAGAATACGAAGAGCGAAACTTCATCGGCGCTGGGGCTGTCTGAGTTTATCACGGGGAACGAGGGTGCAGATATTTGTTGCAGCTCCAACGATGACACCCAGGCCAGTCTGGTCTATGATGCGATCGACACCATGCGGATGCTCATTGACCCAAACGACCTGGACACCAAGCGGAACCAGCGCTTCATTTTGAACAAGGTCACCAATACCAAAGTGTTCAAGATGTCCGACCGGACGAAAAATAAAGAGGGACGGAACATCGACTTCGCGATTGTGGACGAGACCCATGAGATGAAAGAGAATGTCATCGGCAAGTCTGTTGAGCAGTCCCAGTCCTTGAAAGATAACCCGAAGTTTATCAATATCACGACGGAAGGTTTCGTGGTGGACGGATACCTGGATGAGGAGCTGAAAAAGGCCCGTGCGGTCATCCACCGGGAGGACACCGGCATAGCAGGGGAACGTCTGCTGCCGTGGCTCTACACCCAGGACAGCGAACTGGAGGTGTGGCAGGGTGACCGTGAGAACCGGCTGTGGATGAAGAGCAATCCCACCTTGGGCATCGTTAAAAAGTGGGAGTACTTAGAGGAACAGGTGGACATGGCCAGGACGAGCAAGGCGGACAGAATCTTTGTTCTGGCCAAGGATTTCAACATCAAGCAGAACGGCGGACAGGCGTGGCTGACCCTGGAGGACTATGACTATCAGGCCGTCTACGACCTGGAAGACTTCCGGGGCTGCATCTGCCTGGGGGCAGTGGATATGTCGGAGACCACCGACTTGACCTGCGCCAAAATCCTGCTAATGAAGCCTGGTGACAATACAAAGTACATCTACACGATGTATTTCATTCCGGAGCGGAAGTTGACGGAATCCGACGACAAGAACGCTGGCGCCGAATACGCAGAATGGGCGAAGGCCGGATACATCACCGTATCAGAGGGCAATGACATCGACCTTGCCCTGGTGGCGGACTGGTTCTACCAGCTGTATGTGTCCTATGACATCAAGCTGTGGAAGTGCGGTTATGACCAGCGCTTCTCAAAAGACTGGCTCAACCAGATGGAGTTTTACGGCTGGCAGAAGGCCAACGATGACCTGATCCTGATCTTGCAGAACCGGGAGACGTTGAGTAATGCCATGAAGCTGTGCGAGGCTGATTTTGCCCACCAACTCATCAACTATAACGACAACCCAGTGGACAAATGGAACCTGAAAAATGCCGGTATCGACGTGGACAGCGTAGGCCGCTGCATGGCGGTCAAACTGGAGCCGCAAAAGCGGATTGACGGCGCTGTGACCCTCATCATCCTGTACGAGATGTACCGGCGCTATCGGACAGAATTTAAGCAGTTGCTAGAGAGGTGATGTGATTGAGCTGGCTGGATAAGCTGCGGCGGAAAAAGCCGCAGAATACAACGTATGCGGATATGCTGAACGGGTTCACTCCGATTTTCTCCCAGTTCGGGGATAACATCTATGCCTCCGACGTGGTGCAGCAGGCGATACGCTGCATCGTCCAGGAGATGAAGAAGCTGAAACCGACGCACATCCGGGAAAACGGGTCAGACAAGATTGCAGTCAGGGGGAACATCCAAACCATCTTGGACAAGCCCAATGAGATCATGACCACCAGCGATTTTCTCGAGAAGATCGTGTGGCAATTATTTTTCAACTACAACTGCTTTGTACTGCCCACCTATTATGTCTGGAAGGATGAGAAGGGCGCAGAGCGGCGGCAGTATACCGGTCTCTACCCGCTGGCACCGACGCAGGTTGACTTCATCCAGGACGCCAGCGGCACGCTCTACGTCAACTTGAAGTTTGCGAACAACTATGAAACGGCCATCCGATACAGCGACATTATTCACATCCGCTACGACTACTCGGTCAGTGAGTACATGGGCGGTGATGAGAACGGACAGCCTGACCACCGGGCGTTGCTGGAGGTCTTGCAGCTCAATAAGGATTTGCTGACGGGCATCTCCAAGGGGATGCGATCCAGCTTTGCAATCAATGGCGTTGTGCGGTTCAACACGCTGCTGGATGGGGGCAAGACGGAAGCAGCGCTGAAGGAGCTGGAGACAAAGCTGCAAAAGTCGGAAAGCGGTTTCCTGCCCTTGGACTTGAAGTCGGAATTCGTCCCCATCAAGAAAGAAATCCAACTGGTGGATGAGAAGACGCTGGAGTTCATCGACACAAAAATTCTCCGTCAATTCGGCGTCCCCCTCTGCATCCTGACTGGGGACTACACCAAGGCCCAGTATGAGGCGTTTTATCAGAAGACGCTGGAACCGCTCATCATCTCCATCGGACAGGCGTTCACCCGGACGCTGTTCACCGACCGGGAGCGGGCCTATGGGAACAAGGTTGTCTTGTACCCCAAGGATTTAATTTTTATGTCTGTTGACCAGACGCTGGAAATGATTCGGCTGCTGGGTGACAGCGGGGCGCTGTATGAAAACGAAAAGCGTACTGCATTTGGTTTGCGCCCGTTGCCTGAATTGGAAGGTGTGCGTATGATGAGCCTCAACTACGTCAATGTAAATTTGGCCGCGCAATATCAAACAGGTGAACAGTCCAACGATAATGGAGGTGGACAGGATGAAGGATAAGAAGCCGCTAGAGCAGCGACAGTATCATTTTGATATTCGGGCGGAGGAGAATAATACTGGAAGCATCATTACAGGTCGTCCCATCGTCTATGACAAAGTGACTGACCTGGGCTATTGTGCTGAGGTCATCGAGCAGGGAGCGTTGGATGAGACTGACCTGCGCGATGTGCGGTTCCTGGTGAACCACGACTTCAGTAAAATCCCCCTGGCCCGAAGCCGCAAGAATACGAAAAACTCCACCATGCAGTTATCCGTGGACAAGGACGGCATGGAAATCCGGGTGAACTTGGACACAGAGAACAATACGGACGCCCGGAATCTGTATAGCGCCGTGAAACGTGGGGACGTATCAGGTATGTCCTTCATGTTTTCGGTGCGAGAGGAAGAGTGGGAGAACTTGGATTCGGATTATCCCACCAGACATATCAAAGCGATTGGCACAGTGGTGGAAGTGAGCGCGGTGACATTCCCCGCCTACGACAGCACTGAGATCAATGCCCGTGGAAAGACGGCGTTGGAGAATGCCCGTCAAGCGGTGGAGACTGCGAGGCAGAAGCGGGAACGGTCGGTGGACACTGACCTTGCGTTGGAAAGATTAAAAGCACACTATCTCTATGACATTTAGGAGGTTTACCGATGTTCAAAGACTATTTGAAGAAGGTTATCGCAGCCAAGGAAGCCCGTGCGGCGGAGCTGCGCAAGCTAATCAAACAGGCAGACACTGCTGATGAAGTGCGTTCCCTGGGCGAGACTCTCCAGGCCGTCCTGGATGAGCTGTCCGACGCGAAGGAACAGCTGGACGCCGCCGAGGAAGATAAGGGCGAGGAAAAAGAACCCGCTCCCGCACCCGATGAACGGGAACGGGCTCCCGCTGGTGCAGAGTTCAGAGGCGGCAACCCGCTGGCAGCCTATGGCCAGCATCGTGCGCCTGCCCAGCGTGCCTGCAGCATCCTGGACACCATGGAATACCGGAACGCCTTTGCCGCCTACGTGAGAACTGGTGACGAATCCCAGTTCGCCGCGCTGGAATCCCGTGCGGATGCTACTCTGATTACTACCGATGTTGGCAAGATCATCCCCAACACCATCATGCAGGAGTTCATCAAGGACCTGAAGGTCTATGGCAACCTGTATAACCGGGTGCGGAAACTGAACGTCAAGGGCGGCGTGGAATTTCCCATTGAATCCCTGGTCCCCACTGTGAGCTGGATTACCGAGACCACCGTATCTGACACCCAGAAGGCACCGGAACTGAAGACCTCTGTGTCCTTCGGCTATCACATCTGCGAGGCGAGAATTGCCCAGTCCCTGCTCTCCCAGGTGGTCACCCTGGACATTCTGGAATCCGAAATTGCCAGACTGCTGGCGGAAGCCTTCGTGAAGGAATTTGACCGCATCATCATCAACGGCACCGGCTCCGGCCAGCCTACCGGTATTCTGACCGACACCAGAGTGGCGGCCGCGCACAAGATCACCTTTACCTCTGCCGAGCTGGCAGACTGGACGAAGTGGAGAACCAAGCTGTTCGCCAAGATTCCCCTGGCCTATCGCGGTGAGGGTCTCTTCGTGATGACGCCCGCGACCTGGGAGAGCTACATCATGACCATGAAGGATGACAATAACCGTCCCCTGTATGTGGAGACCTACGACCCGACCAACGGCAATCTGACCTGCCGCTTCGGCGGTCGTGAGGTCATCCTGGTGGAACCGGACATCCTCAAGGATTTTGACACCGCTTCCACTGGGGACGCCTGGGCAATCTATCTGAAGCCTACCGACTATGCGATCAACTCCAACCTGCAGATCGGCTTCAAGCGCTGGTTTGACGATGACAAGAACCGCTACGTCAACAAGGGTCTGTGCATCATGGATGGCAAGCTCCTGGACGTCAACGGCGTGTTCATCCTGAAGAAGTAAGGAGGATTATCATGGGCAACACCGTAATCGCGCTCAAGAACCTGGCGGTCAAGCTGGGTTGCGCAGCCAGCGCAGACGCTGTCACTGGCGACACCATCGCAGAGGTCCTCCAGTTCATGGCGGATCATTATCCTACAAGCGGCAGCTGATGAGGAAGGAGGCGGGTGACGATGCTAGAGCGTGTGAAAGCCTTACTGGGCATCCAGGGCGATTATCAGGATGCGACAATCAACGGGTATATCGAAGAAGTCACGGCGTTCTTGGTGGATTCAGGCGTTGACAATGCGGACATTACGCCCGGCATTGTTGCCCGTGGGGTCTCTGACCTCTGGAATTATGGGAGCGGCGACGCTGGCTTTTCGGAGTATTTCCTCCAGCGCGCCGCTCAGCTGGCGTATCAGGCACAGGACTGAGGAGGTGTGCGACGATGGCAGGATTTAAACCGGCGTTTCCGTATGCGACGCCAATCGAGCTGTTGATTCCTACTTACAAGACGGTCAAGGGCGTCCGGGTGAAGGTTTTCCCGGAGACGGGCGTCCGACTGGATTGCAGTTTCAAGACCTACGGCGGGACGGAGCGGAATGACAACGATGTGTATGCCGTGATCGACACTGCCAACGTAGAGACCTGGTTCCACCCGGATCTGGGCAGTGATTGCCGCATTAAAGTTTTGACCACCGGCGCCGTATATGAGGTGCTGGGCGAACCGGAAAACATCAATATGCGGAATCAGTTCTGCAAATTCAAGGTGCAGCGAGTAAAGGGGCAGGCATAATGGGCAGACGCATCAAGTTCGGGTTCGATACCAAAGGCTTTGAAGACCTTGCCGCAAGATTTGACGGGCTGGGTGGTGACCTACAAGCGTTCTTCACCGATCAGCTGGAACAGATTGGAGAGACGGTAGGGGAGGACACGCTGGAGGCAGTGCGAGCCAGCAACCTCCCCGCCGGAGGCAAATACTCGCAGGGCGATACGGAGAAATCCATCATCCGGAACCCCAAGGTGTCCTGGACAGGAAACATCGGCTCCCTGCCGATCGGTTTTGACTATGCCAAGCCGGGCGCGGGCGGGTTCCTGATCACGGGGACGCCCAGGATGAAGCCGGATCACAAGTTGGAGACGATTTACGCGAGGAAGAAATACTGTGCCGGATTGATGAAAGAAATCTCTGACGCATTGACAGAAGAAATCGGGCGGCGGATGAAGGGTGGTTGATATGGTAGTCGATCTGCTGATTTCTACGCTGGAGAGCCTGGGATATCCCGTCTACCGGCAAGGTTCCTTCACAGAGGATGAGCCGTATCCAGACCACTTCTTCACCTACTGGAATGTGGAGACAACGGACGGCTCCCATTACGACAATCAGGCTCGTTCCTGTGTCTGGGATTTTAACGTGTTTTTCTATTCCATCGACCCTGCCAACACATTTCGAGTGCTGGAAAATGCGATAAACGCACTAAAAGCAAAGCGCTTCATCGTGCCGGGGAAAGGCTTTGACGCGGAGGCCGATGAGCCGACCCACACCGGCAGGGGGGTCAATGTTTTGTTCTTGGAAATCAACTAGGAGGTTTATTATGGCTGAAATTTTTGAATATCGTGGCGTGGAAGGTCTGGTGTATGCCGAAGTCACTGCCGATGATGACGAAAGCTATACTACAGGCACGGTCAAGCAGCTGGCGGGCGTGGCAGAGATCGGCCGGACAACGGAGACCAGCTCCGAGCCGCACTACTATGACAATGTGCCCGCCGTCGTGGTCAGTTCCACTGGCTCCGATGAGGTGACCTGCACTGTCTCCGCGATTCCGCTGGAAGTTCTAGCGGAGATCACCGGTCAGCAGTATGACAGCAATCTGGGTGTCCTCATCGAGGGCGAACGGGAGACCAAGTATTTCGCCCTGGGTTACAAGGCGAAGAAGACCAACGGCAAGGAAGTCTATGTGTGGCGTTACAAGGGCCAGTTCTCTATTCCGGATTCCACTCATGCGACCGAGGATGACGGCACCGACGCAAACGGCCAGGAGATCACCTACACTGGCATTTCTACCACCCACAAGTTCACCAAGACCGGTAAGCGGGCGAAGGCGATGAATGTTGACTTGGAAGCGGACAAGGCCAACGTGTCTACCTTCTTCGACACTGTCACCACGCCGGACTCTCTGACCGCGAAGTCTACCGGCTGATGCGCGGCTCAAATTACATCAGGAGGATTGCAGTATGCAGCTGAATTTGA